CAGGGAGGTGATTGAACTCGTCAATCAACTCGATGTCGTTTGTGACCACGCCGTTGTGGACAATCCAGCCACCGTCACAAGGGTGCGGGTGGTTGTTGGCGTTGTCCGATGCACTACCGTGCGTCGCCCATCGAGTGTGGCCGATCAGCATGGTGCAATCGCTGGCGGCTTTCAGCGTGTCAAGATTGTCGGTGACTCCGCCCGGTGCCTTGTGCATCTTTAGGCGGTTGGTCCCGTTCTCAATCCAAGCCAGCCCATAGGCATGGTCACCACGCAACTCGGCGACTTCGGCCATCATCTCTAGATGACCGAGGTTAGGTCTGGCTCCGGCCTTGCGTGCGATGAACCCAAAAACTCCACACATCGTTTCTCTCTCCTGTTGGTGTCCGTCAAACTTTGTGTTTGACCATGTACATATGTTATCGTCAATCCCCCCAACAGTCAACAGTCTGTTAGACGATTTGGGAAACTTTATAGGGAATAGCTTTTGTTCGGTTCGGTGTTCGGACCGAACGAACAACCGAACAACAACGACGACCACTACCACAACCACAACCACCACAACCACAAACGCAGTTGTGATGACCCCACTAAACTACGGTGAGGGCGACTGGCACTGTTGCATCGTTGCGTGCAACAGGCGTGCAACACCGACTGACATATTCTCACCTTTTGTCAGTCGCCCACCAATGCCCACCCTAGCGGATGCCTAGCGGATGCCGGTTTGAGGATCAAAATACGGCGTAACTTAGCGACTGACATATTCATCTTTTGTCAGTCGTTTGTCAGTCGTTTGTCAGTCGCCACCTTTGTCCACCCAAAAAGTCGTTACGTCTCGGGGGCATACCGGCGTCGTAAAAAGTCGTTACGGCTCAAATAGTCGTTACGGATTTGGAAATAGTCGTTACGGATTTGGGGGGGTGCTAGGCATCGACCCGACTAATCGAAAGCCCACACAGGGCATCCTCGCGGATCGTTTCCGCAGAAAGACATCGGTTTCTGGCGGATATTGCACGCGACCGCAGAGAATCGCCTGTAACGCCGCGTGCCTCAAACCCCAAGCCGAGACACATAACAGCCAAGCACGAGCGACTGAACCACCACCACGGACCCCACGACCCACCACCTGCAACGGTAGCGGTGCCGATCCAGCTCACACAGGGTGACAACAACTGTTGCCAGACCAACGTGCTTCAGCGACACCAGAGCGTAGACACCGCCCCAGTCAATCACCATGCACGCCAGCGGGTTCAGCTCAACCTCGCGCAACGAGTCCGCATCAAGCAGACAAAACCAAACGTCCAACCCCGACACACCCGCGACGAACACCAACGCCGCCCATAGCTTCCACCTCATACACGCTTCGCCTCCATGCGAAATACGGCTGCGAGTTGGCCATTCTACCACGATCAGTCGTTACGGCAAAAAAGTCGTTACGGCTCACTCGTGAATGGCCCCCCCTCTCTTTCGGCGTTTCGCCCACTCCAGCTCAGACTCCCGATCTTTGCACAGGTGCATCTTCTCACGGTAGTAACAGACCAGACTCGTCCGCTCCCACGGCGGTGTGCCGTGCGGGGTAGTGTTGCCGTGCCACTCATGCACGTCGGCCAGCAACAGGTCTCGCGTCCGCATATCGAAAGCCACCACCGGATCGAAGCCGGGGAACGCAAGGTAGAACCCCTCATACTCTCCAGCGGCAAACGCGGTCATCACTCCGAACCCGTCAGGGAAATCCCCGTTGTCCCTGTGGACCGCCGTCTGGAAATTCTTGTTGACCGTGATCGTGGTGAACACCGTCCCCTTGATGATCCAGTCCGGCTCGGTCGAATCACACACGTCCCGTTGTGCCGCCCATCGGTCAGGAGCGAGTGCCCTGAAGTGTTCGTCGATAGTCTGGAGGTAGGGAATGGCGGCTGCGAATTTCTGGGGGTGCTTCGCGGTGTATGCCGTCGTCCGACAAAACGGCCTGCGAGCTTCCCGGTCGTAGAACCCCACGATCCCGCTCGTCGTTCCCGTCGCTGCCCGGTTCGTCTTCGACGGTGTCCCGTCCCGACGGACGTAGGTGACGTTGCGTTCCAAATGGTCGTTACGGCTCCCGCCAGCCAGACCCCGGTTTGTCTGGTCGCTTCGGTACGCCGCCCCCTTCAGACCGTGGTACGCACGCCGGGTTTCCGAAGCACCCATCAGCTTCTTGCGAAACCTAGCCAGCAATGTCCCGTCTGGCTTGTAAACGTCCGCAGACTCCGAGATGACCAGATCAACGTCGGAGTCATCTAAGAGCTTTCCCGGCAACCCGTCGTCGCTCACGCGGGATGTCAGGTGCAACTCACGCATCGTCACCGGCTGCGATCCGCATGGCTCGGTAGACTGAGTCGCTGATGTTGTCCAACCCCAGCCTGTCACGCAACTTACGCTCCCAGAGGTTGAACTGCTCGTGCTGCTCCGGCGACAGGAAGACCTGCACCAGACGTATCGTGGACGTGGGAACCACCTCGACCTCGGGAAGATCGTCGTCGTCGTCTTCCCCGAAGTCCGGCTCAGGAACCGCATCCGAGAGTATCTTGTTCAGTTCCTCATCAGTGAAACCAAGTGCGTCGAAACTGATCCCGGCATCCGACGCATCCTCAATCGCCTCGGCCAGCATCGGAACATCCCACTCCGAGAGTTCCGCCACCCGGTTGTCGGCCACGGCAAAGGCAGTCGCTTCCTCCGCTTCCAGACCGGTGCTGTAGACAGCGATCTCTGTCCATCCCAACAGTTTAGCCGCCCGCAAGACACCGTTGCCTGCCCTCACGACGTTGTCCTTGTCCGCGATGATCGGCTTCTGCTGACCGAACCGCTTGAGTGAGCCGATGATGGCGTCTAGGTTTCTACGGCTGTGTGCCCTCGCGTTGCGGGGGTCGAGCGTAAGATCGTCGATGGGGACGAGCTGCACCAATGACGGCTCAAAAGTCGTTACGGCTTCCGGCATATCCAGACCTAACCTGCTTCCGAACTTCCCGGCTAATAGATACGCACGTCGGAAAGTTTCTTTGTCTCTATCACGGGGACTTCCCATTCCTTGGTCTCGCGCTGCCGACGCCATCGGTCCTCATTCCACCCCTCTCGGATTTTGGCGCACTCCTCGGCAATTTCCTCGGGAGTGGGTATGTAGCGTTCCCTGCCTGTCATTGGCGGTTCCCTCCGCTAGTACATCGCGACGACCGCATGACCGTCTGCAACCATCCTCTCATTCAGGTTCACCGGGTTGCCATCCTCGTCCACACCGATCAGGTCAGCGAGGTAACGCCCGTACTTGCCCTTCTTGTCCTTGTAGGTCTGCACCACGATGTCCCATTCGCCCTCATGCCTGAACCCTACCAGCAGGTCTGCAAGGTGCTGGGTCGCCGCGTGACCTGACGCCTTCTCCGGTCCTCGAACCTCGGGCGTGTTGATCCCGAACAGTCGCAACCTCTGTCGGGTCGTTATTGCCATGCCAAGGTCGATGTCCACATCAACGGTATCGCCATCTACGAGCCTGACAATCTTCGCTCGCCGCACATAAAGGTCAGTCGCCATGACTTCCTACCTTACGCCGGAGCGTCTCGATGATGAACATGGTCGCCGCCGTTGCCGCCCCGGTCCCGGCAATCGCCCGGCCCTCGGTCTGATCGAAGTCGCTTGCTGTCAGCCACAGGATTGCGGTCAGCGCGACAAGTCCGCTCACCCAGTACATGAAGGGCCAGAACTGAGAATTACGCGGGGGTGCCCTCATGCTGGCGATCCTGAAACTGTCGACCCGAACAATCGTCCAACGTCATCGGCAATCCGCTTGACCGCTTCCCGGTCGTCTACGTGTTCGACCACCGACCGAACCAATGCCTCGCCCATTGCTCGCGCGCGTTCCGTTGTCATAACCTGTTGCAAGTCTACCATCCGACGCCATTCACGAGAGGCTATCCGACTCTTGCGTTCAACCAAGCTGGCAACCTCGTCAACCAGTTCGCCGAATGCCGCACCCTCGCGAACAGCCGTCACCAGTTCGGACAACAACTCGCCGACCCGAGCGCGGTCGCCGACCCGGTTAGCCTCGGTCAGCTTGTCCGCTGTCTTGTTGAGCTGTTGCCACCATACGTTAGACACACCGTGCCGATGTAGCCGCTCGACCCGTTCAGCGATGATCGCTTGCAGCAACGCCACTTCCCCACGCAACTCACCTAGAGCTGGGTCGGCTTCCGCTTCGGCATACTTCGAGGCTAGTCCTGTGGGGATGTACTTGGAATACCGGCCGTGTTTCCACGATCCGTTTGCCGGTCCAATCGGCGCAGCCCCCCCATGAAATCTACACTTCATGCGGCCGCGTTCGGCGTACCGTCGGCACGGTTCACCGTCTCGCCTCACCCCGCCATTTTCACCGCATCGGGTCGCGCTCATTCATCTGGCTCGCCCAACCCCAACCGATACTGCGTGTCACTGTCCGAGGGTGTGACCACGTCCGCAGCACCCGACGACAGATTACCAATCAGCCACGGGATCGCCGACCCCAATCCAATTCCGCCACCCAGCAAGGCAGCACCAATAGCCAGCTTCGCCAGCGTGCCCATACCCGTCTCGGGCTGGTTCACAATCGTCGGGGAGTGCCAGTTGATCGCCACGTCTTCTGGCTGCTCCCAGTTCTTGCCGAGATGCTCACGCAGTTGCGCCTGAGCCATCGACATCGCGTGGCGGTTCTGTCGGGTCATCTCCTCTAGACCCATCAGGTTCGCCATCCCGTCGATCTCCGCGCAGGTAGGCGGCGATCCGTTCACGGTCCCCTGACCAGAGGACTGAGATCCACTCGCTGTGGCCTGTCGTCCTCCGATCAGATTCGCTACGCCACCACTCAACAATCGACTGCCCCACATCAGCTACCCGACGCGGCTGGTGCGGCTGGCAACTGCTGGATGCCGGGGAACATTCCCGACGACTTGAGCTGCGTCTGGAGGTTCGCCTGCCCGTGCTGTTCCAGCAAGTTCTGAGCGGTAGCACCGATCAGTTGCAACTTCAGTTGCCAGAGCTTGGCCGACTCCTCGGAGACGTGGGCGATGTTCGAGTTGAACCGTGTCTGCACCTGCGAAAGCACGTTGCCGGTCTGGGCAAAGTCCTGCTCCATTTGCAGTTTGATCTGTTCGTTCATCGGGTCGTCCTCGCTTTCGTGGTTGGTAGAATCAGCTTTATCGGTGTCCCAAACGGGTACTTCTGTTCGGCAACGACTGACTGTGTCTTGGGGTCAAGCACCTGAACTGTAACCGGAGTCGACATCAGCCTGTCGATCAATTTACGGTTAGACGCGATTTCCTGACGTAAGGAAACGATCTCAGCAGGGTCAGCGTTCTTTCCATCGGCTCCCGCCGGACCCGGCTCGCGGCTACGCACGACTTTCCACAGCTCGATGATCTCTCGCGTGCGGTCCTTATCTCCCCACTCCGAAAACTCGTTACGGCTTTCGGACTCGGGTTCCGCTGACTTCTTGGCGAAGACCAGACTGCCCGACGCCTCTTTCGCCCCGTTCTCCTTGAGGAACCGGAGGATCTGCGGGTGGGTTGCACCAAGGGCACGCTCGTCATCCTCACCGTGACTCAGCACCGACACCAACGAGCCGCCTTCAAAGACCGCTCCCCCGCTGTCTCCGTTGGCGAACCGGCCACTCGTTACGGCGTAGGCTGCTCGCCCGTTCTTCAGGTTGGAAATCATTACCGGGTCCATCGGCTTCAGACCCTTGATGACGAGCTTGCCTTTTGCGGAGGAGGTGTACCCAGCCCCGTAGACAGACCCCTTGGTTCTCGAAAGAAGAACAGGGACCACGCCGATCACGTCCCGGCTGCGACACTTGAACAGTGCCAAG